CGGCCTGCTGGATCAGCACGCATGGCAATTCGGATTCAGTGATCGCATCATCTTCGTCGCGAAACTCTCGCGCGACGTAGCCAAGCGACGTGATCTTGGCGGCGAGCAATCCGCGCACCGCCTCCGATGCGAGGCTCATCGCACAACCTTGAGGTTGAAGATCCAGTGATACCCGCTGTTGTCGTGGCTCGGGTTCACGGGCTTGAAGGTGAGGCCCGGCCGCTTGCCAAGCCGAACGCGATCGGCGCTGCTCGGCATCTTCGGCAAGCTGATCTTGCGGACGCTCACGATGATGTCCTGCTCGATCGCCTGACCAGCGCCGATGTCCTGCGGCGCGTCGGCATAGGTCACATGAGCCTTGGGGTAGATCGGCGGGCCGCCGTTGACGTGATAGGTGATGCGCTCACCGAGGATGTCGTCGATCGCCGCATCCATGTCCGGGGTCAGGCTTTCAAGGTCGCTCATGGGGATGATCTCTCAGGGTGAGGGGGCCGGGATTGCTCCCAGCTCCCAACACGGTCAGGCAGGCGGCGTGTCTGCGTCAGCCGCTACTGCGGCGGCCTTGGCCGACTTCGGCTTGGCCTTGCCTTCGACGCAACCTTCCTCAGCGGCCGCAGCGGCGATGTCGTCCTCGACTTCGCCGGTCCAGCCTTCGGGGTAGGTGGTGGTGGTGCGCTCGTCCTCGACGATGGTGAACGCCTTGATGAAAGTGACGGTCTTCATAACGTCTCCGATCAGTTCGAGCTAAAGCCGCGGACCAGCGTGGCCGGGCGGGTGCAGAGCGCGAACGGGTTCATCTGGGCGTGCATCCCGACGAACTTGTCCTTACCCGAGGGGTCGGGCAGCATCTTGATGGCAAGACGCTGACCGGGCTTGTTGGCCGCCGACACGAAATCGGCCGGGCCATAGTAGTTGAGGAACGCCTGCTGCGTGCCGACCGGGAAGAAGCGGGCTTCGGTGTCAGCGATGAAGGCGCGGGTGGTGGTGGTGTCGTTCGGGTTGAGGAACGTCGCGCGACCGCGATATTCTTCGATCGTCACGCCCTTGTGGACGAAGCGACGGCGCACATCCTGGCGCAGGGGCTCCTGCGTCGAAGCGTAGAACTGATACGCCTGCACGATCGACGGGTGCGAGATGAAGCGGTCGAACCAAGTCGAGCCGACCAGCGCATGAACGCCCGTCATGGTTTCGCCGAGCAGGTTGTCTTCGATGTGGCGGACGACCTGCACGAGACGCTGGCCGACATCGGTGGTGCTGGTGCCGAAGGCGAAGTCGATGCTGGTCTGCGAAACACCGAAGTCGGTGAAGGCGTTGAACAGCACGGTGCCGTCAGCGTCGACCAGCTGGCCCTGGATCGCGTTCACGAGGTGCCATTCCTCGGTGATGTCGAACTTGCCGGCGAGGTTCGCGAGGCTGTCGTTGACGAGCTCCCGAAGCGCCTGAAGCTGGAACTCCGAGCCGTAGGCGCGGACGTTCTGGATGTCGTCGGCGTAGATGTAATCGTCGTGCTCGATGTGGAACACGCGATAGTCGCGGATGTTGCGCTTCGGCGTGCGGCCCACGGTGCCCGAGTTGCTGCCGCGCGGCGAGGTGTTGAGCAGGTTGAGCACCCCGTTCTTGAATTCGATGTAGAACGTGGTCGTCGGCAGCGCCTTGGCGCGGAACAGGCCGAGTTCGCGGACGCGGCCATAGGTGTTGGGCACGACATTGATGGCCTCGGCGAGCGAGGACATGCGGAAGGCGTTGCCACTGAAAGCGTCGATCAGTGCCATGGTAGAGGTTCCTTTCCTTCAGGCTTACGCCTGGTTGAGCACGCGGATGCCGCGGTTCTGAAGCTGGCGGATCGCGGTGGTGCGATGCGCGTCGGTGGTGACGGCGGCGCCCCAAGTCAGGCGCTGGCGCGCGAAGGTCGCGGTCCAGTCGATGACGGTGGCGACACGCGCGGCCGAAGTCGCATCGACGGCCTCGATGAGCACCGCGACGGCCACTTCCGAGCCGTTGGTGGCGCCAGGGGTGTAGTTGGTCAGTTCGCCGCTCGCCGTGATGCGGCCGAGCACGCGGAACAGGGGCAGGTTGCCAGCGCCGGAAACGATGGTGTCGGTGGCACGGCTTGCGTCCATCGGCAGTTCGGCCTTCAGGCCATCGCCGAGAACAAGACCTTCATTCTGGTTTGCCATGGTAGTGTCTCCTTAGTCCTTGAGGCCGAAACGGGCCTTCATGTTGGCGACGAGGCTGTCGTCAGCCTGCGGTTCGTCCTCGGCGGCCTGCCCGGTCGGGGCGGGCTGTTCGGCGGCGAGCTTGTCGCGCATCTCGGCGCGAGCAGCGTCGTCATCGGCTTCGGCGTTGGTCGGCGAGGCGGGCGCAGCGGCCTTAGGCGCGGCGGCGAGCGCGGTGACGATCTCGTCGGCGCTCAGTTTGTCGTTGGCGAGCAGGGTGGTCGCGAGGGCCTCGCGGCTGGCGTAGTGCTCGGATGCGAGCACGGTATTGGCGCGAGCCGTGGCTTCAGCGAAGCCTTCGGCGCGAGCAGCGGCGATCGCCGCATTCGCTTCGGATTCGGTCATGTAGGGCTTTTCCTTCTTCTTGCCGCCAGCCTCGGACTCATTTTCGTCCTCGTCGGGCATTTCGGTGGGGTCCATTTCCGCCTCAGAGGCGGCACTCATTGCGGGCGCGCTCGCCCGATGCGCCGCGAGGCGCGAACTGGTTGCCATGTCGGTTTCCTTGATGTGCCTGCCGCTGCGGCGATCAGGCGGCGGTCAGCTCGGCTTCGAGCATGTCCCACGCCTCTTGTTCGGAGGCGATCTCGTCGACAAGGCCGCGCCGCAGCGCCTCGCCGGCGAGGAACACTTCACCGCGCATTTCGCGGATAGATGCTTCAGTGATGCCGCGCATTGCGGCGACGAACTCGGCGATCATGTTGCTCATGTCGTCGACCATCTCGCGCATCTTCGCGACCAGATCCGCGTCGATCTCTTCGCCCTCTTGTCCGCGCGCCTTCAGGTCAGCCCATGAAGCGCGAACCACAACCGGGCGAAGTCCGATCTTCTCGTAAGCCTTCGACTTGTCGACCATGTTCATGATCGCGGCGAGAGAACCCGCCATCGTCTCGCGGCGACCGATGATCTTGTCGCAGGTGCTGGCAAGCACATAGGCAGCACTGGCAGCCTTGTCGTCGAGATAGGCATAGGTCGGCTTGCCGCCCTCGGCTGCTGTCATCGTTGCCATTTCCTCGGCAGCCGCGAGCATCCCGGCGCAACTGCCGCCGCCGCTGTCGAACGGCATGAAGATGCCCTTGATGTCGGGATCGCGTTGCGCGGCCTTGCGCTGCTCAAGGATGCGATTGTAGCCCAGAAGTCCGCTCTCGGCGGCCATGTAGCTGCCGCGATGGACAAGCGTTCCGCGCACCGGAATGACAGCGATGTGCCCCCGATGCAGGAACGGCTTGCGCCCAGTATCGCTGTAGAAGGTCGCCTCGTCGGAGCGGGCCTGCACCTCGTGCAGCGCGGCGACATCAATCTTGGCAGGCTTCTCGCCGAGGATTCTCGCCTCGGCTATCTGGCAGAAGACATCGTTCTTAAACCGATCCAGAGCGATCGGGGTGTTGTAGAGCATATCCGCCCACATCGGGAACTCGGTCATCACTGCGCTCCCTCGGTCTGCCGGCGCGGCTGCCGCCGCTCGTCCTCGCGCTCGGCCTCGTTCTCTTCCCCGTCGCCGCCGCCGCTAGCACCCCCGGCCGCCTGCAGGGGCACGAACTTCGGCATTCCCAGCTTCTCGCGGATCAGGTCTTCGCGAGCCTTGCCGACAAGCACCTCGTAGAGGTCGAGGCCATTGTTCGCGCACTCGATTGCGTTGTTCGACCGGCCCGAGAAGACCGCGATGTCGGACGCCTGCTCTTCCTTCAGCGGGTCGATCTTGCCGCGACCCGGGCGCAGCCAGGACGCGAAGGAGATCAGCGCGCGGCGCTCGTAGAAGCGACCGGCGCCGCCCGGCATCTTTACCGTGCCGACCGCGACGGCTTCCTCGAGCCATGCGGTGAAGATCGGCGAGCAGACCTGATCGCAGAACTCTTCGCCCATGCTGTCGAAGCCGCGCCACTTCTCGTTGAGCAGCGTCCGCGCGCTCGAGTAGTTGATCGATTCCCAGTCCTCGCTCAGCTGCGGGTAGCTGAGGCCAAGCCCTGCCGCCATGTCGTGCTGCCCGGCGCCCTTGAAGGCCGGGTAGTTCCCGGCCGGGCGCGCCGGCTGCTTCCAGTTGAACTTCTCGCCCGGGAAGCCGTGGATCATACGGACGCCGGTGAGGCTGACCTTGTTCTGGCTGCGATACGCGATCTGCTTTTCGAGCGACCATCCAGACGTGTCGGGCTGACCGCTCGGCGCCATCGCCGCGGCAACATCAGCTGTCGGGTAGGGCGATTCCACGAAGCCGGCATTGATCGCGTCGAACAGCGCGGCCTCGAGCTCGGCGATGTCGTAGTTGTCGTTCATCCGCACCCGCTTGATGACGGGGGCGAGGGCCGAGATCCCGCGGCGCTGGTTGGCGCGATGCTTGCGGAAGCTGTGAACGACCTGCGGCTTGCCGGTGCTGGTGTAGCGCGCGATGCGGACCCAGCGGAAGTTGTCGCCCTGGACGTTCAACTGCATCGGGTGCTTGACCCGGATGTGATAGGCAACCGGCTCGCCGTCAGGCGCGTATTCGACGCCGCCGTAGAGCGTGTTCCCGTTCGGCAGCCTCATGTTGTCTGGCTTGCCGTTCGGATTGCTCAGCCGGTCGGTGTCGATCAATTCGATGCAGGTCGTGTAGCGGCGCGGGCCGCGCGCCTTGTTGCGGATGACCAGTAGGCACTCGCCATCCACGATGCGGGTGATGAGTGCCGTCCGCATGATCTGGCCGAACGAAGCCTCGCGCGCGACATCGCACTCGTGGCCGGGCCCGTAGCCCCAGACCTTGAACTCAGCCTCGGTGGTGAGCGACCATTCGAGCGCCCAGTTGATGTCCTTGCCGAGCAGTTCGTGCATCGGCTTCGAATCCACCATGACGCGCGAGCCGATCACGGCGTCGGCGATCTTGTCGACGGCACCATGAACGACCGGGTGGTTGCGGTAGAGGTCGCGCGCACGGGCCACCAGCGTATCGCGCGCATCAAGCGCTTCATCATCAGCGCTGAGCAGCGACGGCCACCAGCCCTCAAGCTCGCGCGTGTTCCACGAGCCCGCATCGAAGGATGACGTGCCGCCCATCAGCGCATTCTGCGACGGCGCGGCGGCGGTGGTCGCCGGCCCGTATCCGAAGACGCCAGCCAGAGTGCTGAGGAACCCCATCAGCAATACCTCACGCCGATCGCGGTGCGGCCGGGAGACTTGACTTCCATGCCGGCCTCGGCCTGCGCGACCCGAAGCTGCGCTTCAAGCTCGCGCTCGTGCCGGTTGTAATCGTCGAGCGTCATGGTCGAATACCGGATGCGCCGACCGTCGCGCCAGACATCCTCAACCTGCTTGCCCGACGAGGCCAGCGCACGGGCGGCGCGCAGGCCGCCAAGCTCGGCCTCGAGGCGCGCCACCTTGTCGATCGGCAGTTCGGACATCAGTTGCGCTCCTTGATCGGCAAGCACCCTGCCGCAGCATCGGTCGCCTGCCACCCGAACGTGCGCCATGCGAGCGACTGCGCGGCGAGAAGGTTGGCGCGCTGGTCGGTCGTGAGCGCGTCCCATTCCTCGCGCGTCATAGTCTCGCGCAGCATTGTGATCGGATCCGGCTCGTCGCTCTTGCAGGGCACAGTGACGGGCACCTTCACTTCGACGATGCGGTCGACATAAACCGTCTTGGCCGAGCAGCCGGTGAGCGCGGCGACAGCGATGAACGTGGCAAGCATTCTCATAGTCCTGCGTCCCACAATTCGTCCTGCGACCGCCGCACCACAGCTTCCATATCGGCAGCGGGAGCGGGGACGCGGGCCCGGTTACGAAGTTCATTCGCCAACGCCTCGGCGCGCTTTGTCGCGGCTTGGCGCTTGCGTTCGGCTTCCTCAGCGGCAGCAAGAGCATCGGCGCTCTGCTGCTCGATCGCCGCGATGGCGGCGTTCTGGTTCTCAACCGCATTGGTCAGCTCAACGCGGACATGGCCCAGCGCCTGCACCTGCGCCGCGGCCGTGCTGGCATCGACATCGGGGTTGTCGGCGGCGAGGCGGATCGCATCAATGATGCCGATGCGCCAGTTCGTCAGTTCGGTAATCGTCTCACGCGCTTCGGCAAGGCGATGGCGGGTGATGAGCAGGCCGGGGCCAAGCGTGAGCAGCGAGAGGATCAGCAGCCCGCCGAATATCTTGGATGTCAGCGCCGAGAACGGATTGAACGGCATCACTGGAAAACCCACTGCACGAGCTTGAACATCAGGAATGCGACCCCTGCGAGCAGCGCACCGATGCCGAGCATCAGCGTCCCGCAGCCAATGAGCATCGCTTGTTCGTCTTGGCGCGAGAACGTGCCCATCAGGCGCACCGCGACCGCTTCACGTTGCCGATGCGGTGGTTGACCCATCCGCGATGGAACACGCGCAGCCGCGGGTTAACGCGCACCAGCCGATCGTATTCGGCGCGCTGCTGGCGATCGAGGCTGTCGAGCATGGCGACACAGGCGGGGCGGCCAAGATTGGCGCGGCAGTCCCTCCATGCTTGGACGGTCGTAGCATCCATGCTTGCGGTGATCGGCAGGCGGGTGCGGCAGACTTCGTTCACTGCTTGGCGGAAGAAGCGGATCGGGCGCGCCGGGCCCATGTTGACGCCGGTGTCGATCACTTCCTCGGCAACGGCGGGGTCGATCTCGACCAGCGGCACGAAGCCGGGCTTGCGGATGTATTCGCGCTCGTAGATCGCGAAGGCTTCGGCGCGGCTGAGATCGCGCATGTCGCCAGTGAAGCCGTTGGCGCGGGCGACCCGTTCGGTGACGCCCCAGTTGGTCGCACCGCCCGGATCGTCCTTATGCCAGACATACCCCCCCTCCAAGGCGAATACTGCGGCGATGATGGTCGCAATCGCAGCGCCGACACCGGCGCGGGCCGGCGTGACGGCAGGCTTATTGCTCTGCATGGGCTGGATGCGCTGTGGGTTCGGAGCCTTAGCCATCGGGCTGTTCCTTCTGCTGGTTCCAGAGGCGCAGCACGGTCGGGCCGAAGAAGGCGAGCAGACCGATCGCAGCGGCTGCGATGGCGCGCTGGGTCGGGTCGGCGGGCATGTAGTTGAGCACCTGGAACATCAGGCCCGGGTTGGCCGCGAACGCGGTGACGGCCACGCTGACCACGGCGGCGAGCTGCACGCTCGACCACTTCCATGCCCGGCGCCATTCCGGCACCAGATGCTTGTCCAACCAGTCGATCATTTCCCATCCTTCATGCGCTGCTCCCGCGCCTGCTCGGCGAGGAAGGTGACGTTAGCGTCGATCCGCTCGACACGGGGCACCAGATCATCCGTCTTGGCTTCCTCGGCGATGATGCGCCGCTCGTGGTCCTGCACGGACTGGTAAACGACCCCGATGTTGAAGATCAGGGCGGCGAGGGTGATGACGAGCGAGGCAATGGCGATGAGTTCGGCGCGCGTAACCTTGTCCACTACGATTGCCCCTTGTGCGGCTCGGGTTGTCACTTCGAACTCTCGCGCATTGGAAGCCTCGTCATGCGTCAGTCCTCGTTTAGCGCCGCGAAGGCGTCGAAGATGCTCGGCCCGTCAGCGGGCGCAGCAGCTTCGGTCGCCTGTTGCAGCGAAATTGCGGTCGCCCAGATTGGGCGCTTTCCGGTCCAGTCGATGTCGGCGCGGTCGGGTTGCAGCATCTGCCGCCCCGCTTCGCAGTAGGCGTAAATATCCAATGTTTCATTAGGGCCGCTCTGAACCCACTTGCCGTCGATCAGGCTCTCGCCGAAAAACTCGTCGAGATAGTGTGATTCCATCTCGCGCGGAAACCGGACGCAACCCGGCTCGCCATGTGCCGTCGCCAGCCGCTCAATCGTCTGCGCCTTCAGAGCATCAACCCCGAGGCGGTATTCCATCAGCACCGGCTCAACCGCCCGGCCCGCCTCATCCTTGTCGATGCGGCTCGGGCCTTCCGGCAACATCGGGCGCTTGCCCGCCTGCCCCTTGATGAGCTTCAGGCGCTGCCAACCGCCCCAGGCATATCCGGCGACTTGGGCGCGGCGGGCAAACTCGCGAGCTTTCCAAGTGGCGTTACCATCAGACGAGTCCAGCAGCGTCACAGCGACCGGCATCACGAGGTCGGGATCATGTGCCATCGGAAAGCGCCGGTTGAGCACCGCGCCCCAGAGCACATCCCAGTCTTCAATGCGGCCGTAGAGGTCAATCGGGCGCTCGTCGCCATTCTCGTCGATCCGATGACGCACCGTGCGCCGGTCGATCAGCCAGCTTCGGCCCTGCAAGTCCCAGCCGACAAAGGCGAAGTCGACCTTGCGGCGGCCCGGGTCGATGGCCGCCGTGATGAACTGCACTTCGCGCGGCACCGTGCCCCGATCGTAGCCAGCCTCGGCGACACGAGCCTTCAACGCCCTTGCATTGACCCCGCCTGTCGTCGCCGCGCCCTCGAATATCTCGCCGAGCTGCTTCGACATAAACTCTTTCAGTTCCGAAGCATCCTTGCTGCGCTCGAACTTAATGAGCGCCTGCTCGTAATCCC